TGTCGCCTACGCGTGGGCGCCGATCACGAAAGCAGAGGAGCAGGAGGACGGCACCTACATGGTGTACGGGCCTGCTGCCTCCTCTCACCTCGACCGAGACCAGCAGCGCCTCAACGACGCATGGCTGGACCAGGCAATGCCTGCATGGTTCAACGAGGGCGCCAACGTCCGCGAGCAGCACGATTCCAAGCGTGCGGTCGGCGTTGGTGTCGGCCTCGCCAAGGGCGACGGCGACAGCGGCCACCTACTGGCCTCGCACATCGTCGATCCGGTGGCCTGCCTCAAGGTCAAGCACAAGGTTCTCAAGGGATATTCGGTCGGTATCAAGAACCCGAAGATCAAGCTCGGTAAGGCGGACGCCCCCGGCGGCGAAGTGGTCGGCGGAGACATCGTCGAAGTGTCCCTCGTAGACCGGCCCTGCAACCCCACGACCCTCTTTGAGATCGCCAAGTCCGACGGCTCCGGAAGCCTCGAAGTGGTGGAGGACGCCCTCGTCGTGGAGAAGACCGACGCCGAGGCATTCGGAATCCCCAGCGAGGTATACGAGCGGCTGCCAGAAGGCGTCCGAACGGCGCTGACGAGCCTGGCCGCCGCGGGGGCAGCGGTGTCCACGGACACGGTGAAGGCGGAGGCCACAGCGGAGACGGGGGTGGCGGTCTCATCGCCGTCATTCCTGCTCAAGCTGGATGGTCTGCCCGTGACGGAGGAAATGATCCGGAGCCTGGTTGACGAGCGCGTCACGGAGCAACTCGGCGCGCTGGACAAGGCGGACCTTTCAGCAGCTGGGCGACGCAAGGCGGCCGCCTCGGGCGCCGCGATGCCGGACGGCTCGTACCCAATCAAGACCAAGGCGGACCTACGGAAGGCCATCAAGGCCGTCGGCCGTGGCGGCGCTGACCACGACAAGATCCGCAAGCACATCATCACGCGCGCCAAGGCGCTCGGACTGGAGGCCATGGTGCCCGAGAACTGGAACGCAGACGGATCCCTCAAGGACGCCACCAAGGCCGACGACGCAGACATCGAGAAGACCGAGGAGATCCTGCGGCGTGTCCGCACGCTCGCCCCGGAACTTGTCAAGGCCGACGACAGCGAGGGTACCGACGGCGGTGAAGCCGAGGCGGAGGACATCTCCGGCGCCGATCAGGCCATCGCCATCATCGCCAAGCTCATCGAGTCTGAGGCGCAGTCCCTCGGCGAGGGCAACTCCAACGAAGCCTGCGACATCGCCCTGCTCCTCGACGCCGTGCGCGCCTTGGAGTGGTTCAAGTGCCGTGAGCAGGCCGAAGACGGCGGCGGCGGGGACGGCGACATGATGCTCGCTGACACCGCCAAGGCCGATACCCCTGAGACTTCCGCCCCCGCCGCAGACGCTGGCGCTGGCGACGAAGACGAGGGCACCACCGACAACGCTGCTGAGGCGGCGAAGGCGGAGGATGCCCCCACGCTCACCAAGGCAGACGTCACCGAGCTGGTGAAGGCTGCTGTCGCAGAGGCCACGACCGCCCAGGAGGAGCGCACCAAGACGCTCGCGGCGGACCTGGCGAAGGCGCAGCAGACCATCGACGAGCTTCGGGCGCTGCCGCAGCCGGGCGGACCGGTGCTCACCCGCACCACCATCCAGGAGGACGCGGCCCGCAAGAGCGACGCCGCCCTCCTTCGCGCTCAGGCCCAGGAGGACCTGGCCAAGGCCGACGCCTAAGCGCCCTCCACCCGAACACTCCCGACCCCCTTAGCGGGGTCTTTTTCATTGAAGGGAGCCCGCTGTGGCTCTGCCCAACGCCGAAATCCTTTTCGGTGACTCTCCCGACGCGCCGAAGCTGTCCAAGGCTGACGTCGCGACCCGCTTCGACGGGCTGATGAAGGCCGTCGACTCCGCCCCGACCCGCGTGCTGGGTCCGCAGGACGTCACGTCCGCGTTCTCCGCCGGCCACGGTATCGACTTCAGTGTCCGTCCGACCAACGCGTACGGCATGCTCACCAAGGCGCTGGAGGCGCCGGAGCTGACGAAGGGCATCAGCGCGGAGGCTCTTGCTTCCGTCACTGACGCCCTGGACCAGCTCAAGAGCCAGCAGCCGGACCTGGTCAAGGACATCACCACTGGTAGCCCGGTCTCCTCGGGTCTGGTGGCGTTCGATCTCGAGGCCCCCGCGAAGATGCTGACGCCGAGGCCCACCCCGCTCCGCAACCGCATCGCGCGGCGTAAGGGCGTCGGCCTGTCGCACCGCTTCAAGCGGATCACCGGATTCACCGGTACCGGAACCGGTGGTGTCGGCAACATCCACCCCGGTATCGCCGACACCACGCAAACGAACTTCGCCCCGTCCGGCGCGTCGCAGTCGCTGTACTACGCGCGCGGCCCGAAGATCTCGTACGCCGGTGACGACCAGACCGTCCCCTACAGCCAGTTCTCCGTGTCCGACGAGGTGACCTGGTCCGCGCAGTACTCCGGCCAGGGCTTCCAGGACATCCGCCAGCTCAGCCGCACCAGCCTCATGTACTCCAGCATGCTGCTGGAGGAGCGGATGCTCCTCATGGGCCGCGGCACTGCCTCCGGGTTCCTCGGCGCCCTCTCGGCCCCGACCGGCGTCTCCCTGACCGCACGGTCCGCCGCGGCTGGTGAGACCGGCATCTCCGGCATCACCACCAACGTGTACGTCAAGGTCACCGCCGACGCAGGCGACTTCGGCCAGTCGGTGCTGTCCAGCGCGGCGAACGTCGCCGCGTCCAACGGCCAGGTCATCGACGTGACCTGCACCCTCCCGGCCGGTGCTACCGGCGTCCGCGTGTACGTGTCCACCGGCGCCTCGGACCCCGGGGACGCCTCCCGCTGGTTCGCGGGCCGCGCCGGGTACAACACGTTCACCATCCAGGGGGCCCTCCCGACGTCCGGCACCGCCGCGTCCACAGTCACCGCGGACACCACGGCGTACGCCAACGGCTACGACGGCGTCCTGCCGATCTGCACCGGCGCCAACAGCGGCTACGTCAACCGGCTCAACGCCGCCCTTTCCACGTCCAACCCGGGCAGCGAGTGGCAGGCGGCGTTCGCCAGCCTGTACCAGTCGGTGAAGGCCGACCCGGACCGCACCCTGCTGAACGGCTCCGACCGTAAGCAGCTGTCCGACGCGCTCAAGACGTCCTCGTCGTCCAACTACAGGATGACGATCACCCAGGACGAGGTCACCGGTGTGACCCTCGGCGACGTGGTCAACACCATCGTCAACGAGGTCACCGGCAAGGGCGTCAGCGTCGAGGTCCACCCGTGGATGCCGCAGGGCAACACCGTGATCCTCTCCGACACGCTGCCCATCCCGGACTCCCAGGTCTCCGACGTCTGGGCCGTCTACAACGTCCAGGACCTCATGGGCATCGACTGGCCCGTCACCCAGTTCGCCTACGAGTCCAGCTCGTACTGGTACGGGACCATGATCTGTTACGCCCCCGCCTGGAACGGCGCGATCACGGGTATCAAGTACGTCTGAAAACCCTGAAATCTCCTCGCTGGTATGGCTGAAAATGCTAAACTCAAGCGTGGAGAATTCAGGGAATTGCCGCTGTGGCTGCGGAGGTAAGACGAAGATAGCTCCTCGGACGCACACTTCCCGAGGATGGGTGAAGGGCCAGCACCAGCCTTACCTCCGCGGCCACGCCGCGTGGAAAGACAGTGGCCCCAAGTGGATAGTGAACGAAGCAGGGTGCTGGGTCTGGCAGCGCCAGGTGAACAACAAGGGATACGCGGTGGGCGGCTTCAAGCGCCTCGGCTACGACGGTCTGCAGTTGGCACACCGCGTCCTGTACGAGCAGCGGTTCGGCTCAGTCCCAGACGACCTGGTCCTTGACCATCGCTGCCACACCGACGATTCCACGTGCTCTGGTGGCCAAGATTGCCCTCACAAATTGTGTGTCAATCCGGAGCACCTTGAGCCGGTAACACAACTTGAAAACGTGCATCGCGCGAAGAGCACGAAGCTGCAGGACGCACAAATCCACGCGGTGTACGAGATGCGTCTCAACGGAGTGTCCTGGCGGAAGATCGCCGCCGAATTCGGCATGACTCACCCGCCGCTCATCACCCGCGTTCGTGAGTGGTGCGAACGGAACGGACTGCCGTACCGGTAGCCACTCACCCCGATCCGCCGAAGGCCCGTGTCCCCGCTCCGAGGCACGGGCCTTCGGTGTTCCCGAAAGGAGACCGGCATGGCGCGCATGTGCCTGCCCGACGGCGCCGTCCGCGGCATCGACATCGAAGGCGCCCGCACCGGCGCCAGCATGGGCTCCTACACGCCCGGCAAGGACGGCACCGTCACCGTCGACAACCCCCGCCACATCAAGGCGCTGCGTGAAATGGGTGCGTTCGCGGCGAACCTCGGCGGCCGCGCTCGCGGCGGCTACCGGTGCGTCACGTGCTCCTTCGGGAGTTTCTTCAAATCCTGTTCCCGCTGCGGCGGGACCTGCGAAAAGGAGTAGGGCTCATGCCTCCGCGGAAGCGCGCCGAAGCCGCGCCCACACCCGAACCCGACCCGACAGTCACCACAGGCGAGGCCGAGGCACCGGAACCCGCGCCCAAGCCGGCCAAGGCCGCTCGCCGGACGGCATCCGCCCCGTGTACCACCTGCTTCCCCGGAGGCTGGCCCGAGACGTCGACCGCTGTCGGCTGCGAGCACGGCTCCTGGACGCGTGACTGACCCGAACACCAGGCTGGGGGTGGACTGATGCCGTCGATCCCGTA